AAGAAATAACGGTATCAAAAGACAGGTTATCAAAAGGCAATTCATGGCCTTTACAAACCATGTCTACATCTTTACCTTCCCCAATGTCTACCCCTAAATATTCGCATCCTGTAAAAAACTCCCTTACAGACCCGTTAATGTTTAATGACCCTACTTCTAGGACTTTTTTGTTGGCAAAACTGTCAGGGAAAAAACCCCTAACAGATTGCACAAATGCCATTTGATTTGGATGGCTCATCAGAACGGAATATCGTCAAGTTTAGAATCTTCAGCTTTTGGCTCATCAGCTTCCCGTGCCTTTTGCCCACGCCACTCAGACGATTCCGTGATCTTTTCTTTGTAATACTTTGGCAGGGAATCGTACTTAGCTTGGTCAAACTCAGCTAACCAAAAATGCAAGGTAGGGTTGACACCTTCAGGCTGGGCGTTACGCAAGGCAGACGGTACAGGGCTAATACCGCTAATGTTGGCGTACTTACCATCTTCTGAATGGGTAATGTTGACCATGCAAAACTTACCTAATAAATTACGCAGGTCAAAGTTCTTGCGATCTTCTGCGGTCATCTTTTTGTTAGACCATGCTTCTAGATCTTGACGCAATCTAGCTTGATCCCCAAGACTGACTGTATAGCGTTTAGACACAATTAACGGCTTTTTATCGTCAGTTTGTAATGGCTGGTCTTGATCGTCATTACCATGCAATTCCCAAGTAAGCACTACTTTGTGCATGATCTTGGTTTCGCCAGCCCATTCGGTAGCTTGATGCCCTAGGTCAATGACCGAGTACAACCGAGCCATATGAAGGCCAGCAGGTGCTATTTTAAATTCTTTACTGTTATCTGAAATAATCATTTTTTGCTCCACATTGTTGGAAATGTATTTAAAGGGTTGCCAAAACAATTGCCGAAGTCATTGATGACATCACGCAATACAGGGTTTACATGGTTATTGCGTTTAGGTGCGACATATCCGCAACAATGGCGTAATAGGTCTACTTGACGATTGGTAAGAAGTACACCATCTTCCAAGTCTTTGAATACTTCATCCAGTTCAAACTGCATCTGAACTTGGTCTGCTAACTGCTGGTCATAATCACTCATTTTTAGTCTTTCTCACCCGTTTGGGTAGTTAACACGGCATATACCGTAATTAGATATTAAGCCAACTTAAAACATAAAGCAACAGTTTATTTGCAAATAGTTGTAAAAATGTTAAGATAGCTTATGGATAAAATTACCGCAACAGCAATGATTCGTCTTTTAGGTGGGCCAACAAGGGTATCCAAGATAGTCAATGTATCTGTTCCAGCCGTATCTATGTGGCAAAACGGGGACATTCCTTACGATAAGCTGGTGATCTTAGCCGCCACCCTAGAAAAAGAATCACATGGGCTAATTACCCGTAAAAACTTGTTTCCCAACAATTACAAGTTAATTTGGCCTGAACTTGAATAACATTACCCTTTGCTGTATTGATTCGGTACAGCCTGACAAGGCTAAAAAGGCAATGAACAGGTGCAAAGAATACTTTGATTTTGGCGGTGAAGTCTTTATAACTGACCCCCAAATCAATAGCCGCCAAGCGTATAGCAAATTTATTCTTCAAGAACTGCATAAACACATCCACACGGACTTTGTTTTAATAGTTCAATGGGATGGGTACATCATTAATCCTGACGCTTGGAATGACCAATTTTTAGAATATGACTATATTGGAGCAGTATGGCCTTGGCATCCAATGGGTAGACAGGTGGGCAATGGTGGCTTTAGCCTACGCTCAAGGGTGCTTTGCCAGCTAACAGCCAGCCCTAATTTTGTATATTCTGATGACAATGAAGATGACCAAATTTGCCATTTAAACAGGATATATTTAGAAAATCAAGGTATCAAGTTTGCCCCTGTAGAAATAGCCCGTTATTTCAGTTTTGAGCGTGAACTGTCTAATATCAAAACATTTGGCTTTCACGGGGATTTTAATTTTGAAAGACTTGGGTTATACTAATCAACATTGAGGACTGAAACACTCGATAAGATAGGGTTTTAGAAGTGACTTTGTGGGTTTAGGAAATAAGATAAGAGGTATTTCTTAAGCCGTTTCAGCATAAAGCCACTTTTAAAGCCCTTTTTTATTGTTCATTCCCATTCGTACTCCATACGATAACAAGCACCTAAATGGGTGGCGTGGAATAGAACATGGGCTGGTTTACACCTGACAGCAAGCCCCGTAGCCTTGAGTGGGGACTACACAAGATACAAGGACAATGGTGATAGACAACCTTGTAATCGAATGAACACTACCTTAGGGAGCATTAGTTCGGGACACATCCTGAATGGATGAAGGCTTATCACCTTTGGGCAACCTATGGCAAAAAAGCAACACATTAGGGAAAACACCTATAAAATAATACAAAAAACCCTTGACATGGTTAAGCTATCTTAAGAAACTACATATACCCAATGTCGGGTGAGATAGGAAACCAAAATGAAAACATTTAAATGGGTTGTAGAGTTTGAAGTAACAGAAAACTGGGTAGAAGATGGTTTTGATATTGACCAAGACCGTGCTACCGACATTATTGCCAATGCCTTACCTTTTGCACATGGTTCGGAGATTAAAGCGGTTGTATTAAAAGCCCCTGATGCTAAATTGATTCGCAAAACACAGGGTTACACAAATTAAATTAAAACCCCTACGGGGGTTTATTGGCATGATTGAAAATTTGATATTAATTTTTTCTGTTGGAATCTTTGCCATATTAGGCGTGGCAATGCTCTTTATGGCTTTGATCTTTTATTGGGTGAAATAATGACTTGGAACTTACGCTTGGTAAACATGAGTAATTCGTATGAGGATTACTTTGAAATTCGTGAAGTCTATTACGACAACATGGGAAAGCCGATTGGACACAGCAATGCGGCTATTGGTGGCGAGGATAGGCTAGAAGTAGACCGTTACATAGAACTAGCTAAACTTGCTTTGGATAAACCTATTTTAAAGTTTGCAGACAATGAAAATACAAGTAAAGATCATTAAAGAAAACGCTGATGGCTCTGCCAATGCTGAAGTTGATTTTGACAAAGAAGGACTTGAGTGCCTTGTCCAGCACGGGCTTATCAGTCTTATTACCCAAGGACTTGATGTTCACAAAGTTAAACCCGAAGGTGATGAAGCACTTATTCAACGGGCTAAAAACATCATCAAAGATTTTATTGAAAAAGACAAAAAACTAATTGAAGCGGCAACTTTGTAGAGATAGACAAATGACCTTTGCCGTGTTCTATGCCCTGTATCCCCGTAAAATGGCTCGTAAAGACGCTGAAAAGGCTTGGCGGTCTATGACTACCGATGAGCAGGAAAAAGCCTTAGAAGCCCTGCCACAGCATCTTAAATACTGGAAGATCAAGGAAACCGCCAAAGACTTTATTCCATACCCTGCCAGTTGGTTACGGGCTGGGCGTTATGATGACGAACTGGATATTGAACCTTTAAAGAAACCTGAGTTGCCTTGGTATTCCAGCGAAGAACTTACTGCTAAAAAAGCCCAAGAAGTGCAATGCCCTGCTTACGCTGGTGAGGGTTGGCAACAATGGCGAGCACGGATTAGTCAGAAGATAAAGCAACTTGAAGAACAACTCTGACCCATTTGCAGGGATGATTCAAGGAATCTTACAAAGACCTAAAGCAGTAAAACAGATGTACCTTGTAGATTGGTACATAGGTGTAGCAAAGAAGCGTGGCTGGGATGAAGTGGTTAAGTTAATACAACAAAACCCTGAAACCGAAGCGGAGATAAAAATTTTAATTAAAAAGAGATTAGGCAAATGAAATTATGTTCTTGCTGTAACAGAAAACTACCAAACAAACAATTTAGTCGTTGGTACGCATCTATGTGTAAGGATTGTGCGAAAGAAAATGAATGAGTTGGCTTTATTCGCAGGTGCTGGTGGCGGAATACTTGGGGGAAAACTACTCGGATGGCGAACAGTCTGTGCCGTTGAGTGGGAACAGTACCCAGCTTGCGTACTTGCCGCAAGACAAAATGACGGACTTCTTCCGCCTTTCCCGATTTGGGATGATGTTCAAACCTTTGACGGAACAAACTGGCGAGGAATTGTTGATGTCGTATCAGGCGGCTTTCCGTGCCAAGACATCTCTGCCGCAGGAAAAGGGGCAGGAATTGACGGAGAGCGGTCAGGAATGTGGCGAGAAATGGCAAGGATCATTTGCGAAGTTAGACCCAAGTTCGTCTTTGTGGAAAACTCACCAATGCTCACTCATCGAGGATTGGGAACAGTTCTCGCAGATTTGGCCAACATGGGGTTCGATGCGGAATGGGGCGTGTTGGGAGCGTCAGACATTGGGGCTAAACACCACCGAAAGAGAATTTGGATTGTTGCCCGACAACGAAAGGTTCTTCCATACTCCGACAACAGGATCGAGCGGTGGAAGCAACAGCAGGAAAGCAATGGTCAAGAGGGGAGTAACATGGCCGACACCGACAACGGGAACGGGTGGGGGCAACGCTGGGGGTTCGGGGGTCAGACGCACCGCAAAGGAGAATGGGACATATGTACCATCTTCAATCAACCCGAACCTGCAAGAATGGTTGATGGGGTGGCCGCAAGATTGGACAGAAATAAAGCCATTGGAAACGGACAAGTACCGCAAGTGGCGGCAGTTGCATGGAACTTATTAAGGAAAAGATTAGATGCGTGAGATAGACCCAAACAAATGTATAGACTTTATTCTTGAAAATGCTGGTAAATACGCACAGGCAAAGGGTGAATTAGCCCAATTAGAAACATTTAAAAGTTCATTAAAAGCTATTATGATGAAGAAATCTAATGAGCAAACTATTGGAGCACAAGAGCGTGAAGCCTATGCCAGCCAAGAATACCAAGATTTATGCAACTCTATTGGTACGGCTACAGAAAACGCTGAAAAACTTAAGTGGGAACTTGAAGCCGCTAGACTTAGACATTCCACATGGCAGACCTTAGAAGTATCAAACCGTACACAAGATCGGATATTAAAATGACACCATTAAAATTAACCGAAGAATTTTTAATTCTTAAACTATTTTGCAAGATGTATGAAGATGCTTTAAACCGTAAGGACTACACACAAATGCTGGAATTAAGCGTTGACATTGCAGAATCAGGCGAAAAGCTAGAACAAATGACCGTGGATCATATCAATGGCCACCAAAAATGAGAAAGAAAGGTATCGCAAAATTAGTGAATATGAATATATTATATAAAAATTTAGATTACAAAGAAGGAAAGTTGTACCGAAAAAACGGTGATCTTGCTGGAACTTTTTTAAAAAGTGGGTATGGAATAGTTAGCGTTGAGGGAAAAAGAATGGGAATACATAGGGTAATTTATGCTATGCACCACGGATATTTTCCTAAAACAATTGACCACATAGATGGAAACCCATTAAATAACAATATTTACAATTTAAGAGCCGCAACAAAATCGCAAAATGGAATGAACCAAAAGTTATCCGTTAAAAATACTTCAGGGTATAAAGGAATTAGCAAACACGGTAACAATTGGAGAGTTTGCATTTATGTTAAAAATAAAAAAATTAACATCGGAACTTATAAAGATAAGCAAATAGCTAATTTAATGGCTATTTCGGCTAGAAATAAATATCACAATGAATTTGCAAGGCATGAATAAAAATGACAAAACACGATTTAGAAGAATCGCAGAACTTGGGTGTTCGTTATGTAGGCATCAAGGCTTTGAGGGAACTCCAGCAGAATTGCATCACATTAGACGAGGTAATATCCCTCGCTCTCAAGCACCCGTCATTCCGCTCTGCCCCTATCACCATCGAGGATCAAATACCAGTATTCACGGCATGGGTAGAAAACGCTTTGAAAGGGAGTACGCTATCTCGGAAGAACAGTTGTTGGAGAAAACGGAAAGCCTTATAAATGAGTAGCTGGCTAATTGCTTTTGTTGGATGTATATATCTTGGAATTGGAATTATGCAATTCTTAAAAGGTCAAATTGGTATGGGTATAACCTTTACTGGTTATGCTTTTAGCAACATTGGTCTATACATCCTAGCAAAATAAATGTACACAAAACGGTTTAATTTATACATATAGATATTAATATGTATACGCAATCAATATATATTAAATATATATTTTAAAGTTCTAGCGGATCAAACCCTAGTTCGCTGGCAACCATCTTGCAACGGGTTCTAAACGGCTTTCCATGTTGCATCCACTTTTCACCTTTTTGCTTGTGAAAACTCATGTGTACACACTCATGGGCAAGGGTGGTTAAAACGGTGTAGAAGTGGCTACAACGCCCCGATGAGATAGTAATGGTATGACTGTAATCCTCGCCCGTATCTAGCAGGTATGTACCCATTACTTCAGGATCAGCCGTAACAACAAACTCTATTTCTTCAGGCAATGGCATAGGCCATTTAGTAAACGGATAACAACAATACAGGCTTGCATACAAGTTT